TATTTCTCACGGATTACGGCGTCTATTTTTTCTTCCATCCGTTTATAGTCAGGAAGAAGGCGTTTCAGTGGAGCGGGAATATCCTGGCAATACGCTTCTGTTGCATCATGCATTAACGCTTCAAAAGCAAATTCCTGCGGCACCAGCTGGCTGCAAAGCACCGCATGCTGGGCGACACTGTAGAAGTGTGAAAGATGTCCTGCAAAGCGACAGATATTTGAAAGGGAAACCGCGATATCGTTAATCACGATGTCGTCTTTATTTATCTTGTCATAATAAAAATGCTTCCCGGAAAAAGTTTTAATAAATGACATTTCGTTCTCCACTTTATATGCGCTGCACCGCTCTGAATTTTGATTGCAGCAATCCAGCCCATTTGACATGGGATGATTGCTGCAATTTTTTTAAGTTGTTGGATTTTGGCTTTTATCTTCTTTGTAAGAAAGAAGGTCACACATCAAATTAACTACCTTGCTGAATTGGAAAAGGTCAGCGCCAGTCTGATGACGCCACTGGAATGCTTTATCATCTTCATCATTAAATGTCTGAGATTGAGTATTGATGCGCGAAAAATGGAAATTTTCGGTAAGAATGAAGGTCACACCGCAACCGGATAACTCCATTTTATCAGCAGTGAAACTACTACTAAGGCTATCGGCCAGTTCGCTTTGAATTGACTCATGCTCAGCTGAGTAGCGAATAATTTCCTTTTGATCTGCGTAGCGCGATAGCTGAATATAATTTCCGACAGTGAATCCTTCAAATGCATTGGCTGCACCATTGATGTAGTTATTCAGGCGTGTAGTCAGTCCATTCTTGATATCACTGATGTTGATTGTTTCTGTTTTCACTGAACCGACAACCTTAATCAGCATTGCGCATACCATACCGGCTATTATTTTATTGGTTGTGTTGATTACCAATAATTTCTCATCAGTGCTGTACAATGCAAGAATCAGAGTAGACTTAACAAATGCCTGTTTGCATAGATCTACTCGTACGTTATCAATAATGGCCAGTCGTTCGGCACGCTTTAATTTATTCCCGGACATATTTTCGGTTGTTTGGATTCGAGAATTAGCTTCTTTCATGACGACATGTCGGGGAATTATTTTCTGATCATGACGGATTACCATTGCGTACCCACCAGATATCGGAGTTACCAGTTCACCAGTGACAGGATTCTCTACAAAAGAGGACCGTGAAAATTCTGTTTCCCCGATTTCAGAATAAGGGAGTTCGAGAAGATGACCTTCAATAGCCTGTATACTAGGTAATGTTGCTCGGTACACAATTGCGTTACGAAATTTTGGTAATTTCATTCTATTTTCCTCTGCACAATGTATTAGTTTCTCCACAAAACAGAGAAGAACACCTGCGGTGGCAGCCGCCCGGATGGATTGGGTTATGAGCCCGTCGTCCGGTGATGCTCTTCTCTGTTTTGCAAAAAAGGACGGTACCAGCCGGAAGCAAGGGTACAAACTGGTACCGCCAGGACTACACACAGCATAAAGTTGTGGTGCCGGGTGCCTCCCGGTGCCTGGCGAAGGTTGCACACCAGGCGGGTGGGTATCCACAGAAGGTCGACTGTCAGCCTCAACCTTAACCCGCGTGCGCTGAGCCGCATTCACCACAACGCTAAGGATTCTCTCTGGTTGAAAATACTTAGCTGTTATGTGCCTGCTTTTAGCCACATCAGGCGAGGTGGACCTGGTTATTCCCCAACAACAAGGATTCGGTTAATCTGGATATCCCCAACAACAATAAGAGTATTCAATGTGATCGCTGAATTAACGGCAGCAATGACGGCTATTCGTGAAACAGCCCAGATTGCAAAACTAATGAACGAGGCAAAAACTCAAGCTGAAGTAAATGCGGCTATTGGTGAGCTGAACTCAAAGCTTGCGTCTATTCAGCGCGAATGCGTGTCTCTCGTTGAACTGGTGGGCTCTTATCAAGAAATAAATGCTTCTCTCAAAGCTAAAATTGCAGAATTCGAAAACTTTGAGGCTCAGACGGAAGGCTATATCCTTAACCAACTTGAGTCGGGTACTTTTGTATACTCGAAGGAGGTAATCGTGAACGGTGGCAGCATAACCATGCATCTTTGCCCAAAATGTTTTGGACAAAAGATAGTATCGATACTTCAACCATTCCCGGTTAGCAAAGATGAGCTTTTTCATAAAAGCAGGTGCCTCCACTGTGAAAATAAGTTTCTGATGAATAAAAATCCGGATTACGTATCGCCTCCATCCATTGAGGAGTTGTCCAGAAAACTTAACGGCAATCTGTAGATTGCTACTGTTGTGGATATCCAGATTGTTAAAGAGCTAAGCGTCCTGTAGGGCGCTTTTTTGTTGCTAATGAATCATCCTAGACTTCATATGCTCCAGGCGGCTACTTCGTGGGCGTCCTGCCTGTTTGTTGTTTCTCTTGGGTACATTATGTATCCCAAAGGCACATTGTCAAGTATAAAAAAACCTGCCGAAGCAGGTTCATAAACATTGATTAGGCTTTGATTTTGTATCTTCTTGGTTTTCCTGAGAAAATCACAGTTCCAATTATAGAGCAATTACCGTTGATCTTAATGTAAGGCTCAGGCCAGTTTGGGTTTAACGCTTTGAGATAACGCTGTGTCCCATCTTCTATCAACCTTTTGAAGGTGGTTTCACCTGTATCGTGCATCAATGCAATAACGTCGTCACCGTGGCAGGCAGGTACTTCAGGATCGACAAAAATCATGTCTCCCGGGCGGTACTCATCAATCATTGAATCACCTATCACCCGCAAGATATAAGTCATTTCCCCACAGGGTACAGGGCAGGGATACGTTTCTGCTGTGCTCAAATCAACCTCAGAATATCCAACTTCTTTCCATGCTCCGGCCTGTACCCATGATATGACAGGGACTAATGTGATTTGTTTATTAGTGATTGAAACATCAGGTTTTTTTGTGATGTTCGTTGTCTGGTGTTCTTGATCGAGCCATCCGACAGGCAGGTCGAAACATTTTTCGATGTGTCGTGCCATGCTGTCACCGATATTTTTAGTAGCACCATCTCCCATAAACCTGCTGGTCTGGGTTGGCTCGCGATCAATCATAGTGGCAAAGGAAGAATTCCCGCCAACACCATCTCTCAGTTTTCTGGCGTTAGACCGCCGGATGTCATGGATTGTTTTCATAACGAAATTAAAACCCTTGTACCGTTAAGGTACAAGTATCTTGAAGGTTCATTTCAATCATGTAATATGTATACCGGAGGTACATATTGTATGAAAGCGTATTGGGACTCTTTAACCAAAGAACAGCAGGGCGAGTTGGCCGGAAAAGTTGGCTCAACACCTGGCTACTTACGGCTGGTTTTCAATGGCTATAAAAAAGCCAGTTTTGTGCTGGCTAAAAAACTTGAGCAATGCACGTCAGGTGCAATTACGAAATCTGACTTAAGACCGGATATCTATCCGAAAGATTAGCAGAACACTTTCAATTTTTAACCACAGAACGATGAGGCTAATCGTGGGTAAGCATCACTGGAAAATAGAAAAACAGCCTGAGTGGTACGTGAAAGCTGTCAGAAAAACTATCGCGGCGTTGCCGGGTGGTTACGCTGAAGCGGCTGACTGGCTCGATGTAACAGAAAACGCTTTATTCAACCGCCTTCGTGCAGATGGCGATCAGATTTTCCCGCTGGGATGGGCAATGGTTTTACAGCGTGCTGGTGGCACTCATTTCATTGCTGATGCTGTGGCGCAGTCTGCAAATGGCGTCTTTGTGTCTCTTCCTGACGTCGAGGATGTGGACAACGCCGATATTAACCAGCGTCTGCTGGAAGTCATTGAACAGATCGGCAGTTATTCAAAACAGATTCGTTCAGCAATCGAAGACGGTGTAGTGGAACCGCATGAGAAGACAGCAATTAACGACGAGCTGTATCTCTCAATTTCGAAGCTGCAGGAGCATGCAGCACTTGTCTACAAAATTTTTTGCATTTCAGAAAGTAATGACGCCCGCGAGTGTGCAGCTCCGGGCGTCGTGGCGTCGATTGCTTCTGGTTGTGGAGAAACTAACGCATGAACAGTTTAACAACACACTACCGTCGCTCGCAACTGATTGCGCTTCCTGTACCGGGTGGAAAAGCGAAGGTGGAATATTGCTATGCAGTGAATGTACCAGGTGACAGGGAAATTGTAACCCACAGCTTTGCAGAGTGGGCTGTGGGGGATTTCAACCGGCAGAAGGAGACAGTCCTTTGCGACAAGTTAACCGCTGGTTCAAAGATCACTACGGAGTGCCCGTCAGAGTCATTCGTTGGGAACCGGAAACACAACGGGTTATCTACCTCCGCGAAGGCTATGAGCATGAGTGCTTCAGTCCGCTCGAACAGTTTCGTCGTAAATTCAGGGAAATAGAGGTCGGTCATGAGCACTAAATTAACCGGCTATGTATGGGATGGTTGCGCAGCGTCAGGCATGAAATTATCCAGCGTGGCAATTATGGCCCGCCTGGCTGATTTCAGTAATGACGAAGGTGTGTGCTGGCCATCGATTGAAACCATTGCCCGCCAGATTGGCGCGGGGATGAGTACAGTCAGAACGGCTATCGCACGGCTGGAAGCAGAAGGCTGGTTAACGCGTAAGGCGCGTCGCCAGGGTAACCGCAATGCGTCGAATGTTTATCAGCTTAACGTTGCGAAGCTTCAGGCTGCGGCATTTTCTCAACTGTCAGATTCTGACCCGTCAAAATCTGACGCATCAAAATCTGACCCGTCAAAATTTGATGCGTCGAAATCTGGCAAAAAAGCGGGTTTTCACCCGTCAGAATCTGGCGGGGATCCGTCAGTAAAATCAAAACATGATCCGTCAGATAAAAAACCTTCTCGTCCGGACGCTTCGCAACCGGACACGCAGACGGCTGAACAGGATTTTTTAACTCGCCATCCTGATGCGGTTGTATTCAGCCCTAAAAAGCGCCAGTGGGGGACGCAGGATGATTTGACCTGCGCACAGTGGCTCTGGAAAAAAATCATCGCCCTGTACGAGCAGGCTGCCGAATGTGACGGCGAGGTGGTTCGTCCCAAAGAACCGAACTGGACAGCCTGGGCAAACGAAATTCGCCTGATGTGTGTGCAGGATGGTCGTACTCACAAACAAATCTGCGAGATGTACAGCCGCGTCAGCCGCGATCCGTTCTGGTGCCGTAACGTGCTCAGCCCGTCGAAGCTGCGGGAAAAATGGGATGAGCTTTCCCTGCGCTTATCGCCGTCCGTAAGCACGTACACCGAAAAACGCGAAGACCCGTACTTCAAAGCCAGTTACGACAACGTGGACTACAGCCAGATCCCGGCAGGATTCAGGGGGTAATCATGAGTCTTTTGAATGAAGTTCAGAAATTCATTGAAGCCCATCCGGGGTGTACTTCCGGAGACATTGCGGATGC